CAAAATTGTAAAATAGATGTAAAAAAGACTGAAAAGAGTTAATATATTTATAAATATTTCTTTTTTTTGTTATGGCTGCTGTTAAGGGTGACGTTGGAAAAATTATGTTTGAAAATGCTGGCGGTACTGAAGCTGACATTTCAGGCTTAAGAAATTGGTCTTTATCTATAACAAAAGACACACAAGAAACAACAGTTCTTGGTAATACAGCAAAAACATTTGTTGGTGGTTTAATTTCTGGAGAAGGTTCCGCAGAACTTATTTATGATCCTTCTGGTAATTCTGATTATCAAGCCTTTATTGATGATGTTTTAACTACAGGAGATGCAGGGGACGCATTATTTGAATTATTCCCTGATAGTGGAACAGCATCAAAGAAATTTGGTTTTGCGGGAATTATTACTTCTGCTGAATATGGTGCAACTTTAGGTGAGATACAAGTAATCAATATCTCATTTGTGACAAACGGTGCGATAACTTCAGCTATCTGATACGTTAGGATAATACAAAAATTTTTTAATGACAACAAAAAGAACAATCGACCTGTTGACTTCATCTTATGGCGATGAAATGTCAACTAGAAGAAAGTATGAATTTAAAAATTCTAAAGGCGAAAAAATTGTAGATTTATATTTTAAACCTTTAACAAGATTCGATAGGCAAAAAGCCCAAAGTGCTACTGGTACAGATGAAGCCCTTGTTGTTTCAACTCAATTACTTTGTCAAATGGCAGAGCTTGAAGATGGAACAAAGGCTTTTAGTATGGCAGATGCCCCAAACTTACAAAGAGAACTACCCGAAAACGTACTGAATGAAATAGAACTGTTTTTATTTGATATTAAACTTGATACAAATACAGCAAAAAACGATTAAAGCGAGATAACTGGTTTAACTTTGAGTTTTTTCTCGCAACAGAATTAGGAAAGACAATAAACGAATTAAGACAATTAATTACACAAGAAGAGTTAATATATTGGGCTGCTTATTACGAAAATAAACATGAAAATGAAAAAAAACTGTATGAAAGATCAAAAAACAGGTAGTATATAATTAATAAATTTTGTTTTCCTTAAGTGGCAGAAAGTATAGTTACCTTAAGAGTTGAAGCAAGAAATGCAATATCCTCTTTAAATAAAACTTCTCAAGCTACAAAGACTTTATCTAATTCAGCTAAAGGTGCAACAGCATCTTTAACTACAGCATCAACCGCAGCAAAAGGTTTAGGTGCTTCGTTAGCTGCTTCACTTGGACCATTAATTACTGTAGGTGCTGCGATTGCAACTGTAGGTAATGCAATCGGAACTTTTACAGCCAGAGAAAGAGATGTTGCAATTTTAACTCAGGGTTTGAAAAATTTAGGTGAAGGAACTGTTGCTTTAAATGAATTGCAAAAAGCGGCAGACAAATTAGGAAATCAAACTTTATTTAATCAAGAAGAGTTTACTAGAGGATTTAATTTATTAACAAGTTTTAGAAAAATTGGAGTCGATTCATACGAAAGAGTAGCGCAAGCTGCTGCAGATATTGCACAGGTTAACCAAGTTGATGTTAATACTTCATTTATGCAATTAGCAAAAGCATTGCAAGACCCAGAAAGAAATTTGTCAAATTTAAATAGATCAGGTATTGCTTTTACTAAAACACAAACAGATGTAATCAAAGAATTAATGAAAACTAATAAGACTGCCGAAGCTCATGCAATGATTTTAAGCATTGTTGAAGAAAGTTATAATAAACTATCACAAGCTGCTGCAGAGGGATTTGCGGGAGAAGTTGATTCTTTAGGCGAAGCATTTAGAGATTTTTCAGAGACATTAGGCGAAACATTAGAACCTGTTTTAATTGCAGTTACAAAAAGTTTCACAGAACTTTTAAAAGCTGCTAATGATTTTCTCAGTTCGCCTATAGCAGGTACAGTTGGAATATTTACTGGAATAGCCTTTGCAGCAAAAGGAGTAGCTGTAGCATTACCACTTATTAGTGCTGGTTTAATTAAAGTAGCTGCTGCTGGTGGTATAGCTGCAATTGCTTTAAATGCAATACCTTTTGTAGCAATAGCAACTGCTGCGGGTTTATTTACAACTGCAATAATCAAAGCAACACAAAAACAAAGAGATTTTAACAAAGCTCTAAAAGAAGGTGATGATCAAGCTCTAAAAAGTGAATTTAATAGATTATTTATTAAAAGACAAAAATTACTACAAAGAATAAGTGAAGCAGAAGAAAGTAGTAATAAAAGAGCCCTTAAATCTTTAAAAGATCAACTTCAAACAGTTAATGAATCAATAGCTCCAATAAAAGAAAAACTTGACGAAAATAGAAAAATAACCGAAGAGATTGACAATCAAAACAAAAATTTAAAAGAACAAGAAGATTTAATCAAAAAAAATGAAGAGGCTGCAAAAAAATTAAAAGATAAAATGACTGCTGTTGGAGAAGAAATTGAGGGCAGCATTAAAAATAACCTACGAGAAGCTATAACTGGTGCTCAATCATTCGGTGAAGCAATGACAAATGTATTAAATAAAATTAGAGATAAGATCATTGATGCACAAATAGATAAACTTATAGGTGGTTTTGGTGAAGCATTTGGTAAGAGTGCCAGTGGTGGAGAGAAAAAAGGACTTGGAGGATTTCTTGGTGGTATTCTTGGCGGGCTTTTCAAAGCAAATGGTGGACCTGTAAAAGCTGGACAACCTTATGTTGTTGGTGAACGTCAACCCGAGCTTTTTGTGCCGAGAACATCTGGCACAATAATGCCATCTGTTCCTATGGGAGGAGAATCAGTCGTTAATAACGTAACTGTTAATGTAGACGCATCAGGGTCTACTGTGAGTGGCTCATCTGCTGATGGTAATCAGTTAGGTCAACAGATTGCTATTGCTATACAATCTGAATTAATAAAACAAAAACGCGCGGGAGGTTTACTTTCTTAAATGGCTACTTTTCCAAGCATCACTCCACAATATTCGACACAAGAAACTGTAAATCAAGAAAATATAGTTGTAAAACTTGGTGACGGCTATCAACAGCGATTTGTTCAAGGACTGCCAGCAAATAAAAGATTAATAAATTTAACTTTAACTTTTAACGTTTCTACAACTGATGCAACGACTATTGATACTTTTTTAGATGCAAGATTTGATGATCAGGCAAACTTTGATTTTACACCGCCACATCATTCATCAGCTTTAAAATTTGTTTGCACAAGAAGATCAAGAACAGCAATTCTAAATAATAGAGTAGTAATGAATTTAACCTTTGAAGAAGTAGCAGAACCTTAATGGCAATACCTGTATCTGAACTACAAAAACTCAATCCTAGTTCAAGAATAGAACTTTTTGTGATGGAACTTGTAGAAGGGTTGCATTATGCCACAGGCAACCCATCTAGTGTTCCTACTACATTCAGATTTCATGCTGGATCTAGTATGAACTCAAATGCAGAAATAGTCTGGCAAGGTGATTCATATCAAAGATTTCCTATTACTTTTGAAGGTGCTGAATTTACTGGCAAAGGTCAAGTTCCTAGACCAACCTTGACTGTTGCTAATTTAGGAGGTATTACAAGAAGTGGGTCAGTTATTACTGTTACTGATTTAATGATAATTGTTAATTTAACAACACCTCATAACGACTTGACAGATGCAAAAATAACACGCATAACAACACTTGCAAGTGAACTTGATGCTGCTAATTTTCCTAGTAGCAGCAATCCTTTTGGTACACCTTCAGCTAATGAATTACCGCAAGAAATATTTTTTATTGATAGAAAAACAACTGAATCAAGAGAGATAGTTCAATTTGAACTTGTTGGAGCTTTAGATCAAGCAAATAAAAAACTACCAGCTAGACAAGTCACCAGAAGTGAATTTGCTGGGGTAGGTACATTTATTAATTAATAATGGATTATTTATGGAAACAAGATGCAATAAAACACGCACAGCAATGTGAACCAGAAGAATCATGTGGAATTGTTGGATTGAAAAATAAAGAAGAAAAATATTATCCTTGTAAAAATATATCAAATGAATTTAAGGCAGAATCTTTTGTAATAGACCCTTTAGATTATGCAGAAGTTGAAGATGATGTAGATGAGATTATTGGTATCGTTCATAGT